CATTTGCTGCCAGATTTGCTGGTATGAAAGGACCAATGAAAGACGAGAAGGGTAGACCAACTCGAAAAGCACTAGCACTTAAAGCATGGGGTTTTGGCTCAGTAGAAGCAGCTAGAAACTTTGCTAACAAAAATAAAAAATCAGCTAAAAAGAAAAAATCTTAAAATGCGTTATTATTTATGTACATTAATAACGTTCGTGAGTATTGTTCTTTTTTGTTTTAAGGTAAATGCAACAGACACAAACACTCAAACAAATACATCGGGCAGTAACACGAATATTACGGGTGGCTATACATCGACTACTACCAATACATATTCCGGTGGACAAACGAATACGACAACATCAACAACATCAAATGCATCAACTACCAATGGGTCAGATATACCACCACCTTCCGCAAACTCACCATCTTATTCTTCCATGTCTCAAGATGTTTGTAGTATGGGCGTTAGTGGTAGTCTTTCTACTGGTGTCGTTGGTTTTTCTGGCGGAAAGCATGTCATAGATGAAAATTGTGAACGAATAAAATTAGCTAAAGTATTACAAGATTTTGGTATGAAAGTTGCTTCTGTTGCAATACTATGTCAAGATGCTCGTGTATTCGCAGCTATGGAATCTGCAGGAACACCTTGCCCTTTTGCTGGTAAAATAGGCGATGAAGCTAAAAAGTTATGGGCTACATATCCAATGTTAAGACCTGACTATGAAACATACTTAGAGAGAAAAGAAGTAGTCACTGAAGTAAACGAAAAAATAAAAGAACAAAAAGAAAAAGAAGAAGCTGAACTTGCAAAAAAAGAAGCAGAAAAAAGAGCAGCAGAAGCATTAAGACTTGAAAGAGAATTACTAACACTAAAGGAAAAAGATGAAGTTGAAAATATTGAGCCTATTGCTGACTCTCCTGTTATCAACGTACACGAATAGTATAGAAGTAACTACTGGAAATTTACTGCCTAACGCAGGTGACGGAGTAGATTGGAATTCATCATCTACTGATATGATTAATGATGGCGGTAGTGGATTTGTTACTAATGGTCAATCGTTTAATGGATTTACTATAACTTGCCCTACAGGACAAGCTAATTGTGGATATAAATATGATGTTGGTGGAGACTTCGAAGTAACAGGAACAGCTACAGTTAGTGCAGATGATATAAAATTATACAGTAATTCTATTACTCAATCAATGTTAGATACAGGAATTACATTAAATAGTAACGTAGATGTAGCTAACTGTGAAAGTGTAGAAGGTAATTGTGAAAGTAAAACTGGAAGTAACGATACACATACAACTACTATGGTTTTAAAAGATTCTGATGGAAATATTTTAAGTTCAGTATCGCAGACTAGAAATGAAATAACTGGATTTAAAGGTAATTGTAATGGATATCCAGGATCAAATGCTTCTGGAGTAACTGCAGCATGTGGTCAATACACTGATACTCTTATACATAATGATGTAGGTGCTAACAATGTAGATTGGTCTTGGTCAGGAACAGATAGTCATGGATCATCAACTTCAAGAGGTGGGCCTAATTTACTTGGCACTTCTTTATACATGACATATAATACTGACGAATATAATCCAATAGATGATGACGCACAAGATGCGATAGATGAAATAGAAAATAACATACCAGATTTACCAGATTTTGAAGAAGAATTTACTTTTGAAGAAATTGATTTTAATGACGATTTTTATTTTCCAGAAGAATTTGATATGCCAGAAGAATTTGAAATAATAGAAATGCCTGATGATATGGAAGAAGCATTTTCAATTGTAGCAGAAGAAATGCCTGGTGAATTTGAAGAAATGGAAATGGAAGAAGAATTTGTAGAAATGGAAGAACAACCTGAAATGGAAACTATGGAAGAACAACCAGAAGAAATGGAAATAGCAGAGAACAAAGAAATGAAAGAGCCTGAGCCAACAGAAGAAGAAATGACTGAACCTGAAGAGGAGGTTACAAATGATGAACCTACTGAAGAAGATAATTCTACTATGGAAAACGAGTCAGAGGAGAAAGAAAGCGTTTCAGAGGCTGCTGAGAATGAATCAGAAGAAGATGGTCCAAGCGAAAAGAAGGCCGAAGATACCGCAGTTAATGATACAAACGAAACTAAGATAGCTGACAAGAAAGTAAACAAATCTGTAAACATAGATGAAGTAAAAGTAGATGAAGTAAAAGTCGATGTGAAAGAAGTAACATTGTTCTCAGAACAAGATTCTTTAGATAGCTATTCTACAATGGCATTTTATGGAGAAGAAAATTTAGATTACGAAGTAAACAACGACTTTTTTATTCAAACTAATCTTATTGGATATACTAAACAAATATACGAAAATGTGTCACTTACAGTGTATATTGAAAATGATCCAGTAGAAATACAACGAAAAAAACTAGAAGAATTGTCTATACAGAAAGCAGGAATTATGTTAGAACTTAAGCTATTAAAGCAATGAGTATTGTAAACAAACTAACAAACTGGGCTTCTCTTGCTGGAGTAGTCGGAGCTTTAGGTGGAGGATTCTACGCATGGGGAGAATTTAACACTAGATTAAGTGCAATAGAAAATCAAGAATTTGTAATAAACGAAACTGTAGATTTAACAGACATAGAAGTAAAATTAAAAGAATTAGAAACTACAATAATAGGTTTAGATAATGACGTTTTAGATAATTTAAGAAATGACATTGCAGGTAACAGCAATGATATAAAAGCTATGACACAAGACATTATTAAAGACATAAAAGTAATACAATCTGTTTTAGCAGACGCAGCATCTAATGATGATTTAGATAAGTTAGATAAAAAATTACGCACACCTATAAAAGAGTTAGAAGAATATGCTTGGGAATTAGAAGAGGACATAGAAGAAAATTCTAAAGGTATAGCAATTATTAAAAAAGAAAATGAATTACAAGACGTTTTGATTGAAGAAATAAAAGAATCAGCGTCTAATCCGTTAAACGGTTAAATCCATTCTTTCCAATTATCGCCGGTAATGCTGTTAGCTAAAGATAATTTATTTTTTAAACTTGTAAATATTTTTTCGTCAATAGTTTTAGGAGTTACAAAGTCTATATATGTTACATTATTTTTTTGACCAATTCTATGTGGTCTATCTTCTGATTGTAATCTTGCTTCTAAATCGTATGTATTAGCATAATAGATTACAGTATTTGCTGCAGTTAAAGTAATACCGTAACCACCCATACGAGGATTAGCTACGATATATTTATAATAACCGCTTTGAAACTTCTTAATTATGTTTTGTCTATCTTCAGCTTTAGTATCGCCAAAGTAAGTAGCTACAGGTATTTTAAAATGTTCTTTTAATTTTTCTTGTATTTCTCTTATAGACCTTTTATAATTAGCCCATATAATAACTTGTCCATCTGTTTCTTCTAACACTTGAATTAATTCATTAAGTCTAGAATTAGTTCCAGGTATAGATTCTTCAGTGCCATCATCATGTTTTAAAAATCCACATAATACTTGGTGAAGTCTTAACAAACGAGTAATAACTAAAGGAGCTGTTACTGATTTTTCGTTTTCTAATTCTACATAAGCTTTTTTTCGTAATGTTTCGTATATTTTCTTTTGTTCTGGAGATAATTCTATTTCTCTTTTTTGATATAACTTATCAGGTAAGTCTAAGCATTCATCTTTCTTAACTCTAAACATATGGTCTTTTATATAAGCTTGTAACTCATCTAAGTTTTGATAATCAACTACTTCGTGAAATGTTTTCATATTTATCGTTCTTCGTCTTAACACGCAATATCTATTTCTAAATCCGTAATAACTACAATTTAAAATGTACTGAGATAAAAAAGTCATCTGAGTATAAATATCAATCGGGCTTTGTGTTATAGGTGTCCCTGTTAGTATTCTTCTATACTTAGATGCTTGCGTTAATTTTAAAATGTTTTTAGTTCTTCTAGCAGTTCTATGTTTTATGGTACTTGACTCATCAACAACTACCATAGTTTTATGCACATTTAAAAATCTTTGAATATAATGAAACCCTTTATTTGTACTAAAAGCTTCTACATTTATGACAAATATTTTTAATTCATGCGTTTGTTTAGTAAGAAAATTTTTTAATCTTTCTACATTAGATTTAGTTTCTAGTGGCTTCCAAAGTTCTATGTACGAGTAATCATAAACATCTTCTGGCATATGCGTAGGTATTTCTTGCAGTTGCCAGTTACGATACACGCCTTTAGGGGCTACGATTACTGCAGCATTAATTTCGCCTTTTCTATATAAATAAGCTATATTATCTACGATTACTTTAGATTTTCCAGTACCTTGTTCCATAAACAAAGCATAATACTCTTTATCTCTACTAATGTTAAACGCCTCTAATTGATGGTCGAAAGGCTTAGTTTTAAATTTAAAATCTTTTTTCTGTACTTTGTCTAGCTTTAACTTCATTTTCTACTTTCTTGTATAAATTATTTTATTTACTATATATTAAAATAATATAAAAATATATTTTTTTATAGAAAGGTAAGAAATTATGAAAGGTAAAGTATATGTAGTTCAAGAGAATCCTAAGTTCAGCGTAATATCTGCTGGCAACTATGGAGAACTTGTACCACTTCTTCCTTTCGGCTCACAAGTTGTATTGAGCGTTGCACCTACACTAAGTCTATGTAGAAAAAAATTGTCTAGTTTTTCAGATAACGATTATATTATGGCGATTGGCGACCCTACAGCAATAGCTATTGCTTGCATGGTGGCGGGAGAGAATAATAGAGGTGTAGTTAAAATGCTTAAATGGGATAAACGAGAGAAGATGTATTATCCCGTAACTATAAACTTGACAGGTAGAAAGGTAGAAGAATCATGAGTAATGTAGATATATTTAAGTCGTTAGAATCTGATGCTAAAGAGCAGAAAGAAATACCTAGTGACGAAAAATTTAAACAACTAAATACTCTTGCTAAAAAATTCGTAGACACAAAGAACGATATTAGTGTGGCTGAAGAAGAAATTAGCAAATTAAAAGATAACTTAAAACAGATTAGAGAGAATGACTTACCAGAAATGATGTCATCTCTACATATGGATCAATTTAAGTTAACAGATGGAACAGTTATTATGGTGAAAGATGACGTGTTCGCATCAATTAAAAAAGATAAACAAGTCGAGGCGTTACAATGGCTAGACGATAATGGATTAGGAGATATTATAAAGCATAAAATATCTATCTCTTTCAATCGTGGAGAACATGAAGATGCTGAGAAGTTTAAGAAACAGTTCGGTGAATCGTTTAAACAAGAGATGGACGAGAAGTCGACAGTACATCCTCAGACTCTAAAAGCGACAGTTAAAGAAATGGTACAGAGTGGCCAGAATTTACCTGAAGAATTTTTTAGTGTTTACGAGGCTAAAGTTGCAAACGTGAAATTATCGAAAGGAGAATAATATGTCAGATACACAAGTTGCAAAGAAGAAGAATGGCGCATTAAGTATTCCTAATGAGGACTTATTAGCCGATGTCGGTAAGGGTTTAGAAAAAGCTAACTCTGACGATATGACGATACCTAGATTGGCTTTAGTACAATCAGGTAGTCCACAACGAAAAAAGAAAGACGATAAATATATTGATGGAGCAGAAGAAGGTATGGTCTTTAATACTGTATCTAACAAGCTTTATTCAGATACATTTTACGTTGTACCCTGCGAATTTGAAAAAGTTTTTATCGAATGGGTACCTAGAGAAAGCGGTGGTGGTTTAGTTACAATATACAACTCAAGTAATAAACCGCAGGCGCAAAAAGAAGAAAATGGAAGAAGATTTTTATTAGAAAATGGAAATCAATTAGTCGATACTGCACAACATTACGTTATGGTAGTAGGTAAAGATGGTACTTTTGAGCCAGCAGTTATGTCTATGTCATCTTCTTTATTAACAGTTTCTCGTAATTGGGTAACTCGTATGAAGTTACAGAGAGAAAATGTAAATGGTAAATTAGTTGAACCGCCTACTTTTTATTATAAGTGGCCAATATCAACTATTGAAAAAACTAATTCAGATGGATCATGGTTTATTTATAAAGTAGGTAACCCAGAGCCCGTTGATAATCTTGATTTATACAATGCAGCTAAAAGTTTATCTGAATCAGTAAGAAAAGGAACTGCTACTGCAGATACATCTACAGATTCTGACGTACAGTTTTAATGTCAGCACAAGACTTCTTTGAATTATTCAAAGGTCTTGAGCGTGCTCATGGCCGTTATGACCTAGCTCCCGAAAGCGATAACGGCCAAAAGCAAGGTGGCAGTGCACGAACTGTTCAAGAATCTTTAACTGTACACGAGTGGGAATTACACTTGAAAGGCGAGAGAGGTCTCGGCGTAATACCTATTCGTGATGACAGTAAAGTTTATTGGGGAGCAATAGATATAGATATTTATGACATAGATTTAGAAAAATTTAGCGAGAATCTAGGATCATCATCAATATTTCCCTGTAGG